AACAGGAGTAAATAATGGCATTAGAAAATGTAAACATAGGGCTTGCTAACTATTGGAAAGTTACTTGTCTTGACAAAGACGGAAACGTCAAATGGGAAGAGAATAAAAAGAACCTAATTACTACAGTAGGTTTAAACCATATTCTAGATACACAATTTCACGCAAGTACACAAGAACACAACTTGGTACATAGGACTGAAAGGAGCTGGTACTCCAGTAGCAGCAGACACTATGGCATCACACTCAAGCTGGGCAGAACTTACTGGCTATTCTGGTAACAGAAAAGAATGGACAGAAGGTGCAGCATCAGGCGGTAGTATGACTAATAGTTCTAGCGTAGACTTTACAATTAACGCAACAGCTACAATTGCTGGTGCTTTTCTAAACACAGCAGCAACAGGAACAGCAGGTACACTATACGGTGTAGTTGACTTTAGTTCTTCAAGAGCAGTAATCTCTGGTGACACACTACAGGTAACGGTAACAGTAACAGCTGCTTCAGCATAAAGGAGTAGAGAATGGCTTTAGAGGATTTAACAGGTACTAAGTACATAGATGACCTCGTAGCGACTAACCCAGCAGCAGGCGATAATGTCTCTGAGGGTGATGACCATATACGAGGAATCAAGAATGTACTAAAGACTACATTCCCCAGCATTGATGGTGCAATAACTGCAACAGATACTGAGCTTAACTATGTAGATGGTGTTACCTCTGCTATTCAAACTCAGATAGATACTAAGGCAGCAACGACTGCGGTAGTAACTAAGACATCAGCCACAGGGTCAGGTGCTCTGCCAGCAGGTACAACAGCACAGAGAGATGGCTCACCTTCTGCTGGATTTATTAGATTTAACACAACAGATACGAGTGCTGAGATTTACGATGGTTCAGCTTGGAGTCCAGTAGGCGGTGGTAATACGACAGACAAAGGTCTATACGAACACGCACATACCATATCAGCTAACTATAGCATAACAAGTGGCAACAACGCTATGACTGCTGGTCCGATTACAATTAACTCAGGGGTTTCAGTCACGATTCCAACGGGTTCAACTTGGGTGATAGCATAATGAGTAAAGTTAAAATACAAGGCAACGCATCAGGAACAGGGGTACTAACTATAACTGCTCCGAATACGAGTACAGACAGAACGATAACATTACCCGACACAACAGGTACTTTGTTAGATGAGAACTCTAGCGTACCAGCAGCCAACCTAACAGGCACAGTTGCAGATGCTAGGATTTCCAGCTCTAACAGCTTCTAAATTAACAGGGGCTTTACCAGCGATAAGTGCAGCTAACTTAACAGCCATTCCAGCAGCAAATGTTACAGGAACGTTACCAGCAATAGATGGAAGCAATCTTACTGGCATTTCTTCAGCTGCTGGCAGTTCACATTTTCACGCAATCTTTAGCTCAAGCCAATGGAACAGTTATGCTGGAGGTAACAAAATAGGATTTGATAATACTTTTCGTAATGTAGGTAGTGATTTCAGCACATCAAATAATCGGTATGTAGCACCAGCAGATGGAGTTTATTATTTTTATTATTTGATTTATTCAGCTCTAAACGATGCTTCAAATGGTTTTACTTTTAGAAAAAATGGTGCGACTACTGACCTTGTTGACCGAAACCAACAAGTAACAACTTTTGACGAACACAATGCTGGAGACCACGTCCAGACTGGTACTCTTGTTGTTAATTTAAGTGCAAACGATTACATAGAAATTTACAGTACCACTCAAAGTGATTTGTACACAGGACATTCAAATTGGGGTGGCTTTAGAATATCTTAGGAAATATTATGAATTATTTAGAACAGAAAGTATGGAACAAAAATCACAGTACAGTTTGGAGAGAAATAGTTTCTCGCTTTGGACAGTCTGAATATGACGATGAAACAAAACGAGCTGCACATATGGAAACACTTAAAGCTGAATGGGATGCTAAAGATTATGCTAGAAAACGCAAAGCTAAATATGACTTACTTAATCAAGATGAAATGATGCAATTAAATCTGAGTTTCCAACACCATAGGAGTAACGAATGGCAATAACAATTAGTGGCGGTGGAATAACAACAAACGAAATACTAAACGACACAATCCTTGCTGCCGATATTAATTCAGCAGTAGAGTTAGGTGGTCCAAGTTTAGGTGCTTCGAGTGTGATTAGAACCAATGCCCAAACAATATCTGAAAATATAACCATTCCTAGTACATCTAATGGTATGAGTGCTGGACCTATAACAATCGCTGATGGCTACACAGTCACAGTCAACGGAAACTGGAGTGTGGTATGAGTACATTACAGTTAAAGAATTAGCAGCACCAACTGGCTTTGATTTAAAAATAGCTGCTGGTGAAACGCTAGACCTCAAGAGTCAAGGCACAGTTACTATGCCTACTGGCACTCTTATGGAGGTAGCGGGGCAATAATGGCATCAAAAATTAAAGTAGACCAATTAGAAACCGCAGATGGTTCAGGCACTATAGCCTTACAGAATCAGCTATCGGGAATGACGAGTGCAAGTATGCCTACTGGTAGTGTGTTACAGGTACAAACTGGCTATCACAAGTGATGTTTCCAGCTGGTAGCTCAATACAAGCTAGTTCAGATAAGATTTTCAGCATCAATTACACCAAATAAATCAACTTCAAGCAAAATATTAATAAGAGGGACTTAGTTCCTTGCAGAGCTAACACCACAATTTTCTAACAACAAATAATAGCTGACCATTCAGGTCACAATATAAATAGAATAGGTGATGCAGCACAATCAATAATGTAGATTGTACAAACAGGAAAATATATACACTTGGGCATTATGCAGCAAGTACGATAGTATGTACCTTGGTCAGTGATAGTAATACTGGAGGTATGTTCATGAAGTATTTTTAGCACTCACCTAACACTACAACTTCAATAGCTTATTACCACTCTAATGAAAGGTACTTCATCAGTTGCTGCTTCAGAATGCAAGTAACTATAACTCTAGTTCAGGACACGATGCTAATTTATCGTCAATAACACTTATGGAAATAGCGGGATGATTAATTTAATTTTAACAGGAGCAAGAAATGGCAAATGAGATGAGTACAATAAAATCAAGTGACGAACATCTAACACTAAACGCTGATGGTTCTTCTAAGGATATAAAGTTCCAAGCCAACGGAGTAGAGAAAGCGAGTATCAGTTCTGCTGGTGCGTTTACTTCTACTACGATTGATGCGACCAAGCTGACAGGAGCGTTACCAGCCATATCGGGTGCTGCTTTAACAGGAGTTGGAGTTGCTGGTATTACATCAACTGCTGATGCAACTGCTATAACAATTGATAGTAGTGAGAATGTAGGTATTGGAACTACAAGCCCTTCTTCTCCATTACATCTTTCAGCAGTTAAAAATGATGGATGGGTTGCACAATTATTAAATACAGGCACAGGTTCAGATGCCAATGGAGTATTAATTAAAGCTGGTGTTGATGATGCAGACCTTATTCTACGATTACAACAAGCAGATGGTGGTGCTATATTAGATATAAAACACGATGGCAGAGGCTTGTCACAGTTTACTGCAAAGGCTTGGGCAAGATTTGAGAACAGTACATTACACGATTCACATAATTGCAGTAGTGTAAGTCAAAGCGGTAATACAGGTTATTATGATATTGCTTTTACAAATGCTATGACTAATGCAAACTACGCTGTAGCAGGTATGGCTCACGCAGACAGAATGTTGTCTTATCATTCAGCTCCTTCTACACAAAATCTTTATTTGTGGAGTTACAATTCAGCTGGTACTGCTGAAAATGGTAACTATCAATCAGTTATAGTTTTTGGAGATTAATATGAAAATAATATTTCATCATACTGAATCAAACACTCTTGGAGAAATGACTCCAGCACCTAAGTTTTTAGCAACACTTGATGGTACTGAAGAAGAAAAAATGATTCATCTTGCTAATAAAGATTTACCTACTGGAACTAAGTATGAAATTGTTGCAGACGATTATCTTCCTTCAGATAGAACATTTAGAATTGCTTGGGAATATGTAGCTGGTTCTGACGAAAAGACTTCAGAAGATTTAAGTGCAGAGGACTTAGCTAAATACAATATGAAGGAGAATAGATAATGCCAATGCAAATTAACATAAATAAGGCAAAGGCTGCTACTAAAGACAGACTGAGAGTAGACAGAAAACCTCTGTTAGAAGAACAAGACATTCTCTTTATGAAGGCACAAGAAGCTGGTACATCAACTTCAGCTATTGTGACAGAAAAGCAAAGGCTCAGAGATATTACAAATCAAGTAGATAGTATGACTACTACTGATGAGTTAAAGGCAGCTAAAGTAGAAGCCTGATGTCTCAAAGGCTGCGTAACAATTTGTATGCTTTTGTAGTTGTGTTCGCTTTCTGGTGCATATCGTTCTCAGTAATGGCTGCTGACCCTATTGTTACAAACAGTACAAGTAATAGCACAGTTACTACAAGTACAGATGCTAAGAGTACAATAAGGACAAACCCACCTAGTGCAATTAGTCCGAGCATTAACGCAAGTAATAGTGACTTATGTATGGTAGGAGTTAGTGGAGCAGTACAGACACAGATACTAGGTATCAGTACAGGACAGGCTTACTCAGATGAGAACTGTATGAGATTAAAGAATGCAAAGGTACTCTATGATATGGGTATGAAGGTAGCAGCAGTTGCTTTAATGTGCCAAACGAGGTCGGTGTATGACGCAATGAAATTTGCCGGGACTCCCTGCCCGATAAACTCGCCCACTACAGGTGAGGGGCTAATAGGACAAGAAGCTACAGCAGAATGGAGATTGAATCCTAAGAAGATTCCAAAGAAACAACAGACAGCAAATATGGATAGAGGAGTATTTCTTGAGAAATTGGTTAGCGGTATTATTGGCGTTATCTTGCTCGCTATCCTCGTGGTCTGACCCAGAGATAATTGAGCATCAGATTGCAGATGATGGCTGGGTTGAAGTACCTCTTGACTTTACTTTTCCTTTTTATGGAAATAGTTATGTCACTAGTTTTATGTTTAGTAACGGTGTTGTGGGGTTTCTTGACCCTCTTGATGTACCCGGTACTGGCATTGTATATGATGGGTTGTGTTGTCAAGGACAGGACCTAAGTTCATTTACAGGTGTAAGATTTAATTACACCATAATGCCTTGGAATACAGATTTAATAGACACAGGTGTAGGTAAATTTTATACACAAGGTGACTCCACATTTCAAAAGTATATGTGGGAAAATTTATCAGAGTATTACGACAGAAATACAAGTAATACATTTGACCTGACAATATACCCAATGGGTAACATAGATGTAAACTATGAGCAGGTACAAATAAATAACCACGCAGTAACAGTAGCAGTGGTAGGAGATTTAAGTCAAGGTGAGTACGAACAATGGTTCTATAATCATCCGACAAGTGGAGCAATCTTTTGGAACAGTCAAGAAGATGACCCAGTAGAGATAGCAAATGGAGAGAGTGTATGCAGTGTAATACCAGACAGTCATATCAGTTGTTTATACTACCCACAAGTCTATGCTGATAATGTGTATAATCAACAATGTGCATTGGACCCTTTGTATGATTACGGATGTGATGGCTGGGACGATGCTTACATAGAAGAATATGTTGAGGAAGATATACCAGAAGTTTGGGAAACTAATGAGGAAGATATTGAATCGGTATTCGTCTTGGAAGAGCCAGAGATTTTTGAAGTAATAGAAATAGAAGCGTTGGATGATTACACTTTAATTGCCACCACACTAGAAGAAGCAATACCAGAGATGGAAGACTTGTTTGAAGAGATGGCACAAGAAGAATTGATAGAGGAAATAGAAGCAGAGCTAGAAGAATTCCTAGAGCCAGAGTTAGAAGAAGAACCTTTAGAAGAATCAATAGAAGAGGAACTTGATGAGCCAGAGCCAGAAGAAGACACCGTACAAGAAGAACAAACAGAAGAAGAGCCAGAACAAGAAGCAATAGTAGAAGTTGTAGAGCAACCAGTATTAAAAAAGGTAGCAAAGAAAGCAAGTAAAAAAGATAAGATGCGAGAGATTATAGGCAACAAGCTAAAGAACCTTGCAACAGAAATGGGTGAGGCTGCATCACTAGAAGAACAACAAAAACTACAAAGCCTAATACTGGCACTCTTAAACTTTAATGCTGGATTCAATAGCTACAACACACAACTACTTATTGATGGTGTATTTTATGAAGACAAAGGTATATACTTAGACAAAGACATACCAGACAATCAAAGAGGATTAAGAAACGGTTTGGCTAATGAAATACTACATAATAAACTAATGGACTTACAATGGCAGAAATAGAGTACGCAGGAGTTAAGGTAGGGGGTAGTAAGGCTCTACTAATAATACCCCTCTTAGGGACAATCCTTGGAGCTCTGTGGGGTGGTTTTGAAGTATATCAAAGATACTTAGATATGGAAGCCAAGATTGCTGCATTTGAGTCACCTGATTTGTCTGTTATAGAAAAAGATTTAGCAGTTATAAATGAGCATATGTCTACAGTAAATACACATATGGAGTTTGTTAGTAAAGAAATTGATTTGTTTAAAGAAGAACTAGACTTAATTAAAGCAAATGTTGATGAACAGATTACATATGTAAAGGAAGTAAAGAAGGATGTTAGAGAAGATATGCGACACCTTGAAAGTATTGTTAATGATGTAGAAACTAAGTTACAGAAACAAAAAGAAAACTTAGCAACAATGATTGACAACGCTGACACAAGATTTGACCAGAGAAGAGATGCTCTTTATTCTGACACGGATAGAAAGATTAAAGAAGTAGAAGAAAGACTTAACACAAGATTGCAAAGAGCATTGGATAACCCACTTGCTAACTAACAAGGAACTATGGAAGATAATATTAATAGAATGCAACTTCAATTAGACAAACACTCTGGACAAATAGCAAAGCTGTTTAGCAAGATTGATGACACTAATTTGTGCATACAGAAAATTAACACTTCTTTAATGCAAATTAAATGGGGAGTGTTTGGTGCATTTGCTTGGTACATTATAGGCCAAGTAGGGATTATAGAAGCAATGAGGGTAGCGTTATGATAGCATTATTAACAAATGTAGCACCAATAGCATTAGGCTTTGTAGCTAAGTTGTTTGCACTTAAGAGTCAAGCAGCATCAGAAAATCAAAAGCTAATGATACAGAACTTGCAGGCACGCAACGATTCTATAAACCAAGCTAGAGACAGAGCAGATAAAGAAAGTCCAATGGCTGCACTTAACAGACGAGTCATTATATTTGTTATACTAGCACTAATTATATTTACACAAGTAGCTCCAGTGTTCTTTAATGTGCCAACAGTAATACCTACTGTAACAGAAGGCTTTAGTTTCTTTGGTATACAATTCACACCAGACATAATAGATTACATAGAGATACAGGCTGGTTCAGTATTAAAGATGGATGAAATTTTTGGCTGGGCTACAATGATAATAGAGTTCTATTTTGGAGCACAATTAGCAAAAGGAAAATAACATGGCATTAGAATCAACAACATACATAGATGGGCTAGTAGCAACAAACCCTACAGGCACAGACCCACGAAGTCAAGGCGATGACCACATAAGATTAGTTAAGTCAGCAGTAGCTGCTACTTTTCCTAACATTGCTGGTGCTATGACAGCTACGCACACAGAACTAAATAAGATAGATGGTTATACAGGTACAACAGCAGAGCTAAACTACAATGATGTACCAACATTAGGTACAGTAGAAGCATCAAGAACTGTAACTGCTGATGCTGTAGGAACAACAACTAATTTAAAGACCAAGAAGCAAACAGAAATTGTTAATGCAGTAGGTACAGTCAGTACCTCAACAGCAATTAACTTTGCACTAGGAAATGTGGTTACTGCGGTACTTGCAAGTGGCGGAGCGTTTACTATAAGCAATGCACCTAGTTCTGGTATATACGGTAAGTTTAAATTAATATTAACTAATGGTGGTACGGTAGCAGACCCTTGGCCAAGCAGTGTCAAGTTTGCTGGTGGTACTACGCCTACATTAACAACAAGCGGAATAGACATTCTTACATTTGAAACGATTGACGCAGGTACAAACTGGTATGCTGTAGTTGATGGTTTAAACATGAGCTAATAAATGCCGGCACAAATAACAGTATTAAATCCTACAGGTATTAACAGAGACATTGACTCGTATGAACTACCAGAAACGCAATGGTCTGATGGTAATAATATACAATTTGACAATGACAAAACTGCCAAGGTATTAGGACAACAGCAAGTATTTGGTACGCCCACGGTAGCACCTTACTGGTTACTACCTTTTAACACTACTACTACTGATTACTGGTTGTATCCTAGTTTAACTAAAATATATAGAGTAAGCACATCTGGAACTACAACAACACACGCTAACATAACACGCTCTAGCGGTGGTGATTACTCAGCTACTGCTGCTAAGGGATGGAACGGTGGAGTTTTAGGTGGTGTTGCTATACTTAACAATGGTGTTGATGACCCACAAATGTTAGGTTCTGCATCTTCTAATTTTGCTGACTTAACTAACTGGCCAAGCAGTACAACTTGCCAAGTTATTAGACCATTTAAAAGATTCTTAGTAGCACTAGACACAACAGAGTCAAGTACACGCTACCCATTCAGAGTTAAGTGGTCACATCCAGCAGAGGGTGGTACAGTACCTACAACTTGGGACCCAGCAGATGCAACTAAGGATGCTGGCTATGTAGATTTATCACAGTCTAATGGAAATGTAGTAGATTGTTTACCATTAGGTGATGTTAATATTATATATAAAGAAGATTCAATCTGGTCTATGGCATTTGAGGGTGGACAGTCTATATTTGGATTTAGGCAACTATTTGATGATGTTGGTATCCTAGGTAGACACTGTGCAAAAAGTTTCGATAACAAGCATTTTGTGGTTGCTGAGGATGACATATATATACATGATGGACAAACTAAGCAGTCAATTGTAGACCAGCAAATTAGAGATGAGCTATTTAACTCTATGCACCCAGACTACAAAACAAGAACTTTTGTAGCTGCGGACAGAGAAAAAAATGAGATGTGGGTATGCTTTGTATCTAACACAAATGACAGCAATGCGTTTGCAGACACAGCATATGTATATAACTTTAGAAACAACAGCTGGTCTAAGAGAGACTTACCTTATGTAAGCTATATTTCTTGGGGTATTGTAGACACGGTAAGTACAAGTGACTGGTCAGAGTCAGGAGACTGGGATACAGATAGTGAGTCTTGGGATTCACCACTTAAGCCTAGCTTATTATTAGCTGCTACAAGTGCGACCAAATTATATGTATTAGGCAGTAATCAGAATGCAGGTACAGACTTTAGAGCATTTGTAGAAAAAGATAATATGCAATTAGGTTATCCGGGAACTAAAACTATACAAAAATTAGTACCCAGAATAAGTGGTACTGGTTCAGTAGATTTTTATGTAGGTCAAGAGATGATGCCACACGAAGGCACGACATGGAAAGGGCCATATACATTTACTAGTGGTATACATTCAGAGATACCAGTCAGGGCTACTGGCAATTATTTAGGAATTAGGGCTGAGTCAACTGATGCAAACACATGGTCATTAGCTAACCTAGAAATTCATTGGACTCCTTCAGGTAACAGAGGCAAGGGTGTATGATTCGTTATTCACCTGCTCCTGTACCTAATAAACCAGAGGATTTACCAGCATATTTAAGAGAAGAGTTTGCTAGAATGTCTGCTATTATAGGCAACATTGCTGATGGGCATTATGATGAATCTAATACTGTACCATCAAAGCCTAGAGCCGGAGATGTAAGGTATGCAGATGGTACAAACTGGAATCCGGGTAGTGGTGAAGGAATATATTTATATTTGTCTACAGGAGCGTGGAGTAAACTTTGATTGAAGGGATAAGGTCGGGGGATATTGAGGCTTGGTGGCCTCTCGTTGAAGAATACTTGAATGCTGCCCTTAAATTTGGTTTAGGCGAGTATAGTATTACTGATATAAAAAAGTCCTGTATATCGAAGAATATGCAGCTCTGGGTAAAAATAGGCACAGAAGTAGAGGGTGCTTTTATTACAAAGATAAGTGTATACCCTCAGAAAAATATATTATGTGTATTGCTACTGGGTGGAAAAGAATTTATGACATGGAGAGATGAAGCAGATGCACTCCTAAATGCATTTGGAAAAGAAAACAACTGTGAGTATGTAGAACTATTTGGTCGCAAAGGCTGGGGAAAGATACTTAAAGATATTAACTATGAAGAACAAACAAGATTATTTGCTAAGGAGATAACATAATGTCAAAAGGTGACAATGTAGAAACAAAAGAAAACGAACCTTGGAGTCAAGCCTCGCCTTACATTACGGAAGGCTTCAAGGAAGCGTCTAATTTATATAACAATTTTAATCCTACTTATTATAGTGGCACTACACAAGCAGGCTTTAGTCCAGACCAGTTAACAGCCCAGCAGGGTGTAAGAGATTTTGCTGTTAAAGGTGCTCCTGAATTAATGAACCCAGCAATAGGTGCTTATCAAAGAGGTATGGATGCTAACATGTTAGATGTAGCTAAAAACCCATATGTGAATAACATGGCACAAGCAGCAGCAGACAGGGCTATGGGAAGTTTACAGCCAGAGCTAGCAAACATTAGAGGTGGTGCTATTATGTCAGGTGGATATGGTGGTGGCAGACAAGGTATTGCAGAAGGCAATGCTTTAGCAGGAGCAGCAGATTCAGCTAACCAAGCAGCAGCACAGATATATAGTAATGCTTATGGTCAAGGTATGGGACATCAGTTAGGAACAATGGGGCAAACAGGTGCTCTTATGGGTGCAGGATTCCAACCTTATTCTGCATTAATGACATCCGGAGAATCACAGCAAGCAAGAGAGCAGGCATTAATTGCTGATGCACAAGCAGCTCACAACTTCAACATGAACATGCCTTACCAGAAATTCCAGAATTATCAATCTGGTATTGCAGGATTCCAACCAGCAATGGGTGCAGCAGGTTCATCAACAGAGACAACACCGGGCCCTAGTATGCTTAACACAATTGGCGTACTTGGTTCTACATTGTCTGGCTTTAACCGATAGGAGTAAAATATGGCAACCAACAATGCAAGACTATGGAATGTTTGGAAATCCAGTAGGAAAATATACAGCATCCTCATCAGCTAATGCCATCAGGCAACGACAGAGCTGCATATGAAAAGAAAATGGCTGATGTCTATTCTAATGTAAAAGTAGGTACTGACCTATTTGGTAATTCTATAAAAGGCTATACAGGAACATCAAACAATTCAACAGGTGTGAACCAATCAAGAGCAGGAATAAATGCACCGGGAATAAACTCAAGACCGACAGGTGGTAACTTAAGTTTTTCTCTTGGTGGAGGCAGAGGCGGAGGAGGTTCTGCACCAGCAGGTCCTAATGTTTCATTAACACCTCAAACATTTGCACCGTATGAAAGTACATACACTCCACCAACACCAGCAACACCAGTACCTTATGACTATGCTACTAGAAGTCCTTATGTATATGGTGATGGACTTAGCAATGCAGGTGCAGCATATGACATATGGGGTTCTAAGCCGGGAACTAATCCTTATTTATTAAGCTACACCAGCAGATTACACACCGGGAATACTAGGATTAGACCCAGTAACACTACCGGGTAATATGCCAAACAAAGGTGCAAATATAAATGCGTTGTCTAATGTAAAACAAAAGGACACTAGAACACCTGCACAACAACAATGGGATAGGATAGCAGCATATGCTTCACAAGAGGCACTTCCTAAACAAGAACTGAAGATGGCTTCTGACCAATATGCAGCTCGTTATGGTAATGAAATATTTAATAACGATAAAGCTAAGTTAGCTCAAATGTTTCCTAATACTAACTGGGATAATTTTGCTACTCCAGAACTTAGGGCTGCAAATCAAGTAAAGTATACTGAACCAATGGCTGCAAATAAAGTATTAGCTGCTAAAGCATCAGCCCCTGTACCTGTTGCACCTACTAATCAAATTTCTAATAAAATGAATAGGGATAATGCAGCACCAGCTAAGCAAGCGAGTGCAGCAAAAGCTATTACTTCTTATTCAAATAAGAAATCAACACCAGCCCCTAGGCCAACTGCTCCAGCAGGAGGATACAGTACAAAAAGTGTAAACAACAGTTTCTCAACACGAAGAGATGTTAGAAACATTTTTGCATAATTAATATGGAAACATTATTTGGTAACTTTAATTTAGAAGATATTTATAATGCATACCAATTTGCAGAGACAGGTTCTTTTAATAATCCTTGGATACGCACAGTAGCGGAGAATACACCCGGTGGTAGTACAGCCTATGGACCAGTACAAATAACTGGCGGTCTAATAGATGACTTTTATAATAATGAAAGAAGCATTTTTGATGACAATTCTGATATTGCACAAACCCTAAGAGGACAAGCTGCATTATATAGTCACTTTGGAAATGAAGAAGGATTAGCAGGGTATGACCCTAAGTATGATTATAAAGGTGAGGGTATCGGTTTAACTGATATACAGAAAGTACAGTATAAAGATTTTGCTCAAGACATGATGCAAGATATGTGGAACAAGAATAAGAATAAAGAAAACCCAGTACAAAGTTTTATAGAAGCATGGAGGGGTAAGACAATAGATGAAGACCCAGATTATTACAAAAGATTTAATACATACTTAGGAAGATAACATGGCAATTGAAGAAGAAGATTTAAACTTGTGGCAAAAAGCAAACAACTGGTTTGACCAAAACATATTTGATTTTGACAGTTTACCTAAAGGCTTTCCATTTAATATGTCTGATGCCGATAATTTATTTCGTGGTGGAGAGTCACAAGGAGAAACAGCTAGTAGGTTTGCTAGGCCACAAGAATATCCTATTATGAATATGATAGAAGGTGCTAGCACATACTTAGAAAATTTAGATAGTCCATTTAAAGGGATGTGTATTTTACCAGATGGAAGAAGAACTCAAGTTGATAGAAAAACTTGTGATGTGTTAGGTGGTAGATTTGAAAGTACGCAAACTATTGAAGATGACATGATAAGAGAAGGCAGAAAACATGAGCCGGGTTCTTTTTCAGGTGCTCCTTACCAAGGAACTACCGGATTTTTAAATATGTCTGCAAAAAAGGCTGGTCATATTTTTGATGTAATGAATACTGCGGGTGTAATGGATAATGAATTACAAAGAAAGGGATTAACTTGGACACCTGATGTTGTTAATTATTATTTAAAATATGGAAGATTGCCTGATGCTCAAGGAAGAGATGATGTAGGTGGGGATATTCCTGATACAATAGATGCTGATGGTAATGTAATTCCGGGAAATGCAGCTCCTTACTTTGGTCAAGAGGGTCTACTTACTAGTAGAGAAATGGAATTAAGGTACCCTGACAGGTATGCAGAGAATGCTATTGCAAATAAAAGTATATTTGATGATGCTATGAGACAGGCAGAAGCGAGGAATGTTTTAGGTAAAAGCTCAGACCAAGTATATAACAATATGGAAGATGAGCTGTTCCTGCAACAAAAAGCAAGAGATGATGTGAAAAGAGAACAACAAGTTAGAGGAATTCTTGATGAAAGAATGTCTGCCGATGCATCAGCAGCCCCTGCATACGGAGCTGAGCAAGCTATCTTACAAGAAGAGGCAAGACTAGAAGAGGAAAGACAACAAAGACTTGCAAACATACAAAGCAATATAGCACAACAAGACGAGATGGAAAGTGGTTTTGTTAAATATCAAGTTACTGGTAACAACAATATTGATAGTGTTATTTCAGATGCTATAGATGCTACTGTTGAAACAGGAACCGCACTAGGAGAAAATGTAGCTGAGTTTACAGCAGACGCTATTGAAAAGCTAGGTCCCCTTGTAGAGGAAGGTATGGCACAAGCTAGCATGCTTGGTCAAGAAGCTATGGGCTATATGCAGGATGAAGTTATACCTGCAGCAACTAGTTTGTTTAAAGATGCCTCAAATGCAGCGGTTGCTACAACTCAAAGTTTATTAGCAGATGACCCAGCAGATGAAAGTTCAAGTGAGGATATGGCTATTGATGGGGGCAAGACTACTGATGGTAAGACTACTGATGTTAAGACTAATACAGTAACAACAAGTACAGACAGCAGTCAGGGCAGTAATGGAGAAGTTACTACTAAGAAACAAGCAGAAAAAGTTGTTAAGAAAACATTCTCTTCTGAGGGTGGATTTAACATGGACAGATTAACTAACCCATTGTCACCAGAGAATAAGGCTTGGTGGTTTGAGCAAAGACCGGGAGACATACCGGGTAACAATAGAGCAGTCGAGTTCTTTAACGCACTAGCTTATATTGGTACACCTCTTAAGTACAGACCAGCTAAGACTCCTATGGAAACTTTGCAGGAAAGAAGAATACAACATTCTAATAATCTAATGGATGCTGCTGCTTCTAGGCAGACAGCACTACAAGCTGGTAGCAATGCTGGTTTCACTAGATTAAAAGGAATGATAATAAAGCCAGAGACATTACAAAATAGTTACTTAAAAGATGATAAGTCTGATAGTTGGTTTAAGAGGACATTTTCTGGGGGTAAAACAGCCCTAGAAAAAGAAGCAGATTCTTATACAGCAGCAATTCAAATTAATCAGATAATGACTGAGTTAGCTATGGCTGGTGTGCCTCCTAGTAAAGCTGTTGCTGAAGGATTATATACAATAAGACAAGCAACTGGTAGACCTACCGTATCTGCAGATGGACAAGTAAGTGCAGAAGAAAAAAGATTGGCCTCTTTACCAAAGTCTGAATTAAGAGACATAATTAAAAAGCAGAGATCATGAAAGTGGTAACGCTGTTTCAAGTTATTTTTCATTAAAGCAATAATTAAAATTTAATATGGCAACTAATTTCTTAGACGAAGAAGAGTTCGACTTAGATAATGCTAACACATTTCAGTTTGATGATACTTTATATAGTGATAGCAGAGTCAAAGATGATTCTATAATCTCCAGCTGGGACTTCTTCAAGATGAATCTTGGAGCAGGTCTTGAAAACTTTAACGAGTTGTATGACTCGTACATGCCAGATTTTCTTGCGGATGCTGGTCGTGCTTTATATGAGTCCGGTGCAGAAGGGATTAGAAGATTACTACCCAGAGTACCCTACTGGTTTATATAGTGCTAATGATAAATTAGGTTGGGTCTTAGAAAGAACTTCAGAAGGTGCTGCAACTAATGCCGGGCTATTACTAGCTAGTGGTATTAGTCAGTCTATGATGAAGTCACCCATGCCATTAACTAAGGGTATGGGAGTAGCTGGACAGGCAGGAACTTTTGGCATGAACTGGCTACTGCAGTTTAATGAGAATGTAGGTGTACATACAGCAAACGCCAACAAAGATTTATCAGAGTTTACTGCAGAAGAAAGAGCTAAACTATTTGGAGCAAGTACAATCAATGCTTTACTTGACCAACTACCTAGAAACTTTGCAATCAAAGGAGTGGGTGGTAAGACTTACGACAAGAAAAGCATAAAAGAAATATACGAAAGATTTAGTAAGGCAGAGAAACAAGAGTTTGTCCAGTCTATGATGGTGTTTGCTAAGAGAACCATGGGTACATCATTCAGGGAAATGCTTACTGAGTCAGGACAGACAGCAGTATCAGAACTTACTTCTGCTACAGGTGTTGAAGGATCTAAGGTCTGGTGAACAGTTAGCAGGAGCAGCTGCGGTTGGTGCTACCGGTGGTGCTATCATGGGCTCCGGTCCAGCTGGTATGGAAGCAGGTGCTTTTAATAGACAGCTAAAGAGAGACAGAAAATTACTAGAAGCAAGTAACGCACAAGAGATAGAAAAGGCACAAGAAAAGTTTACTGTTAATGTAAAAGACTACGATAAGAAATACCAAGAACTAGTAGACACATACGAAGGTGAGGAGCTAGATGCTAAGATAGAAGAGCTTGAACCTGTAGAGGATGTTGCTTCCAGAGAATTTGTTTGAGTTGGGTGACGCGCCTGCACTTAGTGGCTTGTCTAAATATACTAGTATTATTGGTGACAGTTTACTAAATAAATCTACTGATTTTCTTGGTGATGTAAGAAGAGATAATGTAATGACAGGTGAGGATGCTTTTAGATTTGATAGAGCGTTGAGACCTTTAATTGATGTGGAGTCTGAGACAGGTGAGTATCAAACAACACCGTCTTTTAATACTAAGAAGCACAACTATGTCGGAGAATTGCTGGCACCCTTTGGAGATATAAGAGATAAGTGGTCTACTGCATATCCTTTAATGGGACAATTTGGTAGTAAGATTGGAGAAAACATTGACAAGTTTGTGGGCCAATCCTTAGAAAATAAAATTGACCCTAAGTTAAAAGCCGAGCTTACCAAAGAAATAGGCAGCAAGCAAATGAGAGAGCTTGAGCAGGATGCTAAAACAATACGAGGTATACAGAATAAAGTATATGATTTGTTAGCTAAGGCTTTAGGTAAGGATGGTTTAAAAATTACTTTTCATAAGAACTATCTAACTCGTGGTTTAGATAAAGATTCAATTAAAGCAGACCCTCAAGGTTTCTTAGATTCGTTAGAGAATGATGTTAAACTTGTAGAAGACAAACTTGACGAAGCCGGCAATGTAGTACAAACAGCACAAGAGGTAAGAGAGAATATACTTAATGATATTTTAAATGACATTGACCCTGCTATACTTACATCCGAACAAATAAGAAAGGTAAAGACAAGAACTGGCACAGGTAGACCATCATTTGAAAAGTCAAGAGATGGTAGGTGGAATAGACTTAATGACAGGTTTAGAAAGAAAAGTCCTTTTGAATCTGTAGGGGATTATTTACTTAATGCTTCTACTCGTCTGGCCTCTGCTGAATCTTTTGGTGCCAACAGTGCTAACAGGTACAATGATGACATAAACCATCTATTAAAGAAAAATATTATTACAAACCCACAAGCTCAAAAAATGTGGGATATGTATGATGCATTACATAATGTATACAAGAGGCCACAAGACGAGACAGGAAGAACAAGGCAAAAAGCATACAAGACTATTGCTACTGCAGCAGCTGTTAAGTATCTAGGCATGGCTACCATATCTTCTATTACAGAACCTGCTTGGATAATACAAAGAAATGGTATAATCAATACCATGAAAGCTGCTCCTATTTTAGCAGGTACATTCTTAAAAGGTCTTAAGCGTTCTATCTACCAAGGCGGTGTTGGAACAGCACCTACCTCTTCTTTTGGCCGAGACCTGATTAGACTTATGGGATTTGCTGTAGACCCTGCAATGAACGAGAGAGTAGAGAAATTATTTGCTGGTGACAGAAACGAATTCTTAGGGGTTTACTTTCGTACACCTGCTGGTGCGTTCCTGACACAGTACACAAACTTTGTGCGTACATGGGCTGCTGCTGCTGGATTAAAAAGAATAGAAAGTGAAGCTAGAAGATTAAAGAATATGAAAGGTGCTAGAAAGCAGAGACTAGTACAAGAGCTAAGAGAGAATGGTATGACTATTGATGACTTCCAATGCTATCTACAGAGCTGGTGGTAATAAAATAGATGTAATGAATGACGCTTTCTTAGAAACAACTGATAACTAAGAGCGATGGTACTCAGACAAGAGTAAGAGATTTGTTAGTGCCTTGGTTGCGTAAGCTAACTACTGACGTGGCACTAGAACCTACTGCTACTAATAGACCATTGTGGATGTCTAATCCTGACATGCAATTATTAGCACAGCTTAAGTCTTTTCCTATTTTGTTTGGTAATACAATTGCTAGAAGAGTTATAAGAAAACTTAATCCTAAGAGTTGTACCCCTGCGTTAATGTCTCAGATGAGTACAATAGCTGCGACAGGTGCAGCACTTGGTCTAGCAGCATTGGCTATGGAAATAAAGAAAGAGATTAGAGGCTCAGAAAGAGAGACCACTCTTGTCGACTTAATATCTGCAGTAGGTTTACCCTTGGTGGGTGAGACTTCATTATCTGGATATATAGGTGGTCCTGCTGTTAGTATAGTAGATGATTTCTTAGCATCAGCTTATGGTAACGGCTTGGCTGAGACCTTAGCTGAAACGCCAGAACAATTTTTTGATATTATATTAAGAGCTACTGTCGGTGCTCTTGGTGCCGAAGCATTTAAGGAGGATTAAGGATGCCTAGACAATGTGGAATGGGACCGGGCAATGGGTTTTTACCCGGAGGAACTCTAGCTGCAACTAATAAAGAGCTCAATGATTTCTTTAAAAATATAGATGATATTGAACAGGATGATAATCCTACTGGTCCAGATGTAGATAAAGATGGCAACATAACCTTAACTCATTTCAGTGAAGCTGACAATCTAGATGTTGTTGACCCAGACTTTTATGGTCAAGGATTACAGGGTAGTAATGCAAGGGTAAACAGGGGCTCAAATTTTGTGCCCTTTGCATCTTATGGTATTGACATGGGTAAACCTAAGGGTTACAAAAAAGAACCCGGTCTTGGCAAGGAGAGGTACACTACAAAGATACCAGCTAACAAGTTGTATAATGTAAGTGCAGACTCTAAGAATTTTAGAGAGAAAGCTAACGCAAGAGCAGCTGAGGCTGGAGAGGTGCAGGACTACAATGGATTGTTTATGGCCCAAGTATTAAAAGAGGCTGGGTATGCTGGTGTATGGGCTGACAATAGTTCTGGACTACAAGCTAGTATATGGGAAGTATTACCAGTAACAAAGCAAAAGACAGCTGAGGCAAACAAAGAAGACTTTGGAAGAATGAGGGATAACATGGGAGTATCTGATAAAAATATTGAGGACTGGACAAAGCTACAAGAAAAGAATGAATTTTTACAGCACCCTGTATTAAAGAAAATAGCAGAGCAAAGAATTGATAATCGTAATATATCAGAAGAGCAGTGGGCTGAGGCTGTACTAACATGGAATCCTATTGAGCCTATAGGAAAAGTACAAAAAATACCTAGTTATGGTGAGATGCTTAGTGCTTTAAAAATTAAAAGTATTAAGGGTCTAATTAAACCTGTGACATTACAACAACCTAGAAATAAAGCATACCGAATGGTTCCGGATGATAAGCGTGTAGCATCTCGATTAGATATACCTGCATACACAAGAGCTAATACATGGGTTGTTACTGTTCACGAGCCAGACCCAGCTCCAAGTAAAGCCGGACCAGTTATAGGATATGCTAAGTCAGCTGTTCTTGTTGGAGATTATAGAGGGCCAGTTACATTTAGTGATAGCCCTAGAGATTCTGAGCAAATATCCGCAGGTAAAAATGAGAAAGGAAGAACGATTACTAAGTATCCTTTTGCTGTATTTACTGGTGCTTGGGTCAATGAGTCTGTAGAAACTACAACTGAAAGAGTAAAACAATATTTAAAAGACCCTGAATGGGCCGAGGTGGGTATGAATCCTAATAAGTTTGGTTATTTCTATATCAAATCAACTGGTCAAAAAATACTTACATCACCAGAAGTGCTACAGGTAGGACCAGTAATGGTGGCTAGGATTTATCAGAATGGACAACAGGTAGCCACCATGGAAGATACTGCTTACAGTAGATTAAAAGGCACTACTGGTATTTCTAGACAGTTTGCTCAAACAGCTGATAGAATTGTTCAAGAACAGTTAGCCAGTAACTTTTGAATATTAACTAAATATAGTTTAGAGGCCCTATGGTCTCCGCCCATGACAGTATAAGGTTTCATATCTTCCATTATCTTTCTTAGTTTGTCAGTATTAAAGACTAAACTACAGCACAACTCACCATCCTTTACCAAGTTATGTACCCAGAGCTCTGCCTCTGTACTGGTCAGCCCAGATGGTTTACCATAGCTTTCAATCTCGATACAGATGTTACCTGTACTCGCCCACTTATCCCTCTCTGTTTTTATCTCGCAAGTCTTGGCCCCAGAAAACATTTCATCTATATGTTTTTCCCACTGCTGACCAAACTCTAGGTCCACATCAAACTTACGCATCTCTTTTATATCCTTACTCTTGTTCAGTCCCATGCTCTTCTCCTTTTATTTCTACGACAACATAGTTGTCCGTATCTAGGCCACCAAACTCTGTAGTAATCTTGGTAACATATTCGTAGTGGTCATCTTCAATTATATTATTCTCTACTAAAGCATCCATAAGAAACTTATGCATAGGAAATGTATAGTTATCTAAGTCTTTCTTTCTTTTGTTATTAAAAAATAGTTTGTAGTTAGGTTGTATTGTCTTGTACTTGGGCAATGTCTTTACCCATTCTTTCACTGTTGCATGGTATGCTTGCTTTACATTGTTCTTTTGTATGTAATGCATAGGAAAGAAATTGTTTAGACTAACCATGAGCTCCCTCTTCTTATCACCTCTGCCTTTACTAAATACAGGTAGCGGTAGTATTCCTTTGTTCTTCATTACTTTCTCCAGTCTGATTTCCAAAGTCTTGGGTTAGTGTCTTTCTTTTTCTTTTGTAATTCTTGGTAGAGTCTAGCAGTCTTGTCTAGTTGAACAAGACCACTAGGTTTCTTGATTGGCTTACTTGCCTCCACTCGTGATGTCTTTATCGAGTAGTTTCCAAATAATACCGGCTGCGATTATTCCTGCTAGTCCTGCATTACCAAGAGTCCAAACTATATCAAGTATAGAACCAATTACATTTCCTGTAAGGAAGGCTACCTTTTGTCCAAAGATAATCTGTAATACAATTGATAAGCTAATCAACTTAATACCTACATCTATAGCACCATCGGCACCATTCTTAATTTTCTCTAACATCTTTACTCCTTTCTTTTAGTTTAACATCTATCGCCTTGAGGATTTTCTCTATCTTTTTTTCTAGAGCAGGCACCTCTACCTTTTCTTTCCATAGCTTTCGCATTAAACTTACTCTCATATCATCCACCCTACACACAGCCTGTCATGTGGTGGCGAGCAATTTAATTGTTGTTGTTCTACCTCTTGCTGGTGTAGCTTCTCTTCAAAAGCACTACATCCAGTTAAGCTAATAACAATAACCTGCAAAACTATTATTAATAATATCGTATTCATTCTATTTCCCTTTCTTCCTCAACTAAGTCAACTAATTCACAAACACTACCAGTACATGCCAATGTCTTTGTACCCACTGTCATATCTGTTAGCTCATACTGACTAATCAATTCCCAGTCAACAGACTTAGGCATTTTCTTAGCCAGTTCATTATATTCTTTCTTACTACAATCTTCATATGGTGCTTGTTGATATGAATGGTCCGAGTGTGGTAAGAAACTAACACCACTTACCTCATCGAAGTGCTCATATACCCACGCACCTACCTGCATCCATTCATGTTCTCTAACACTTACAGTAACACTTGGTTTATGTTCGCAGTAATGTCTTTGATATGTAAGCCACAGTTCCAACTGTTCAATAGCAGTCCTATCATTCCTTAGTACAGCACCATCTGGAGCTTTCATAGGAAATGTAAACACCTTAACACTATTAGGTTTCATTACATCCGGTTCACAAGGGATGCCTTGGTCCTCCATTAGCTGGGCTATGGGGTCTTTAGCATCTGCTCTTACTCTTCTAAAGTAATAATCGTTATGTCTGGTATGTATACCACTAGCACTGTCAACTAACTGACTGACTGTGCCACTAGGCTTGATGGCTGTGGTTGCAGTAGCTTGGTTAATGCCTAGTAGTTCTGACCAATGAGCATTAATTTCAACTACTTCTTTTCTAACTTTCTCAAGGAATTTTGGTAAGGCTTCCTTGTCCACAGAGCCATTCATAAAACTATTATCCATTATACCAGTTAATGAGACTCCTAATAGGGATTCTTCTTCTGTATTTTTAACCCACTTAGGTCGTAATCTTTTAATATTTGTTAGTGATGCTTGGAATGTACCTAGTATAGTAGCTAACCTAGCCTTACGCATTATATCTTTTTGTGTGTCATCACCTCTTACTACAATCTCTGTTAAGTTACAGAACTGCCCATCTCTTAATATGATTTCACTGCAGGGATTACAACCAAAGTCATGGTCAGTATCTCTTCTGCCAATAGAAGCTACCTGTTTAATTGCTGCTTCTCTATTGAATATACCACGCTCACCAGACTTAGATTCGTACAAAGATGTCCATTCTTTCATAAAGATTCCAATGTCCGGCTTCTCTGTATAGCATACACTATTATTACTTAAAGCCATCTCTGGTGTATCACTCCACCACTGACCAGACTTAGCATTACGCATACGCTCATCGGTCAAATTACTTAGAGAAATCAATGCACTACGCCTAACTCCACCCACTACAACTACCTCTGCTATCTTGCACATCATACGGTGTGCCTCATAGCTAGTTAATTTTCTACCTACTGCATCCTTAAACAAATTAGTAGAGAAGTGAAACAAGTCTAGTAAAGGCTCTGGTCCACTGGCCCGGCCTCCAAAGGTAGAAAGCCTAGCACCTTTAGGTCTTATCTTTGAGAAGTCCCACTTAGGCATCTCACCATCATAGAGATAGGTAATAAGTTTACGAAATGCAGATTGCCAGCCCTCTTTACTATCCTGTACAACAATAACATCATCAACATCTACCATTTCTTCTGGTACCTCTGGTAGCTTGTTAACAAACTGTCTCTCTACACTAAACCCTACACCAGTGCCATGCATTAATACATATAAAGCCTCATCAAATGCTTTTGGATGGTCCACACTTAGATAGGCACAATTATATCCTGCTATATTATTATCTGCTAGTGCTTTACCTGCAGTCATTAGTGCTCTCATACTTGGCATAACTTCAAGGTTTAATACTGCATCCTCTAGTATTTTTCTTGTCTTAGGTATTAGCTCTTGGTTAGTATTCTCTTTCAAGTGTACTTCCATAAAGTCAAAGTACCTAGCTACTGTTTCTTTCCATGTCTCTCTTCTATTCTTCTCGGGTAGCCATCTCGCATACCTGCTTAGTGCTATAAAATTTTGGTAGTCATTTGGTAGTGTATTCATTCTTCATCCTCCATTGGTGCGATTTCAATGTCAACCATTCTCTCGCCTTGTTCATCATAATAATCATAATACTTTAGTCTACCATTCCTGTGTAATAACACAGCAGTAGTAATACCTTTTTCATATGATTGTTTGTTTGTAAAGTATACTGTAACAGCTCCTGCTATTATTAGTACACTACATATTATTAAATATTCTAATCCCATTTACTGCTCCTCAAAATCTTCTAGAAATCTGTCTTTCTTTTCTATTAATTTATTTTCAAATGCATCTAGTAAATCCTCTGGCTCTATCTCTAACTCATCACATATAAGACAGGTATCATATGTCTTTGCAATGTAGGCCTTTAACTCTGGTAGCTGTTTCAAAAGCTGGCTCCTGTATTGTCAACAAAATAATTAGTTATCTTGCCAGATGGGATTGGTCTTGCTATTAGACTACCATAACAGTCATTCTTAAAATTGCAGAATGAACATGTCATGCACAACTTCTCTTCCCCTTGTTTGGTTAGAGTAGTAGCCTTAGCTAATCTCATTGGCGGTGTATCAGATTCCATCTTATCTTTTAAGTCAACAATAAAAGTATCAACATCCTGCTCAAGTTCTTGTTTACATAACTTAAGAGTTGATTTGTTTTTATTTAAAGCAAGGAAGTAACCATGCTCTCTGTTGTCATTCTTACCATATGCAGATAACTGCTTAACATAACCAAAGCCATCATCTGCTATACCAGTGGGCGTAAACTTGTTGTCCCAAGACCAAGCACTAGCTGTCTTAATATCCACTAGCTCACCATCAATAGTACAATCCTGTGAGCCATTAACTCCCTCTACAGTGTGTTTCTTTTGCTGGTCCTTTACCTCATGCCCTGCTAGTTTAATGAGAGCTACAAGAACAGCCTCAAGAACATGGCCCTGTAAGAAAGTGAGGTAAACATTACCATCTATCTCTTCTGGAGTATATCCTTTAACAGCATACCATTGTGCTCTCTCACATCTACCTATACCAGACATTCTTAGTCCTGCTTTTTGTTCGTAAGGCTCAAAGGCATTCTTAATAGCCTCCTCTACCTCTCGCCCAGCCTGCATAGCTATTGCACTTAAGTCTCCATCATAATCCTTAGACTTCATTACTTCATACACATCTGGTATTAGCGTGTGTATGTTTTTACTGTTTGCTACTTTCATTATTTTTCTCCCTCATTGTAATTTCTATTAGACGATTTAAATACCATTGTGCTTTCTTTAAATCTTCTAATCCATTCTTCATCTTATATCGAGTGACATATTTTACCACATTGCCCTCAAGAAAACTCATGTTCTTTGAGGTAATATAATCAATACATTCTATACCCTGTGTGTAGTGCTCTGGGTTGATGTTGTCTGGTATTCTGTGCTCATTCCAGTCAACCTTAAATTCATTAGTGCGTTTCATTCCAGCTCCTCCCTATTTTATACTCCCCAGTTATTGGACAGTTTAATTTATAATAATCTGTTGTCTCTTTCATAGCATCTACAATAAGCATACCAATGTAGTCTGCATCATTTGGATTACATTCAATCTGAATCTCATCATGTATGACACCAATCTGTTTATACTTTAGGCCCTCATATTGTGCAAGACCATGAAAAATATCCCAAGCTCTCTTAGCTATGATGGCACCAGCACTCTGGAGTAGGAAGTTAAGGGATGCATGCTCACTCCTAACCCTAACTTTCCTACCATCCAAAGCATTTAGGTATCCTTTATCGGATGCCTTGCTTACCCGCTGTCTTAGTTTCTTTAATGCTGGCGTGTTATTTAAAAAGTTTTCTTTAAGTCTCTTGCCCTCTGCTATACCACCACCTGCAATACTGCCTATCTTCTTGTCACCTGCACCATAAAGAAATGCATAAATAAATGTCTTAGCCTTATCCCTTGTATCCAGACCAGCTGACTTTTGATTGGCTGTATGTATATCACCAGTTAATATTTCTTTTGTGTAATTCTTATCATTCATATAGTGTGCAAGACATCTTAGCTCCAGCCCAGATAAGTCAGCACCTACAAGTACCTTGTCCTCTGGTACAGTAAATAATGCTCTCATTTCTGGGCCATATTCTTTACCACTGGCTGTAACCTGCTGTAAATTTGGATTACTACTAGACATCCGGTGTGTGACAGTGCCCATAGTATGAACTCGACTGTGTATTCTACCAGTTCTTTCATCTAGAGCATCCAACCATCCTTTAATCTGGCCCTGTCTTTTCTGTAGCATTAAGTATCTAGCTATCAGCTGTGCCTCTGGAATGTCCACATCCTTAAGTGTAGACTCATCCACCTTAGGCTTACCAGTCTCTGTAAATATACTAGGCTTCCAACCATAATGCATAAGATGCCTGCCTACCTGTTGCCTGCTACCTAAATTTAATTCTGGATAAGTCCAGTACCCATAGTCTTCATCATCATTAGTATAACAACCAAGGTCTACCTCATCTTGATAATACTTTGTCCTTGTATTATCTGCTTTAAATCTATTATCTACTGGTTTTTTACTAACCCATACAGGCAGGGGTGCAAAAGTCTTGTGTACTTCCTGCTCTGCTTTTCTTAGGTCATCATTAACTCGTTGTTGCAAATGCATAGCACCATGCTCATCAAATAGCCACCCATTTTTCTCTTGTACTGAGCATTGCCTTTTAATAGAATACTCTAAATCAATAGCATCCTCACTTAATCCTTTCTGCATCAGCAAGCGATACAATTGAGAAGTTATTTTTACATCCTGTATGCAATAGGCAACCATATCATCACTTAGTTTTGTCCAGTCATCATGGTCCCCTTTAGGATAGCCTAGGTACTCACCCCAGCTAGCTAATGAATGACCGCCCTCTCTTCTTGGGTTGTCCAGCTGACTTAACAAAAGAGTATCATGTATAAAGACATCCTTAAAGTCTATGCCCCAGACTTCTTCCAACACAGGTACATCAAAAGCTATTCCATTATGGAAAACTAGGGTATGGCATATGCTCCTATCCTCCAGCCATTCCTTAAACTCCTCAGACTTGTAGAATACTGTTGTTTCTTGAGAGTATGTATCCTGCACACACACGCACCAGATTATAGTAGCCTCAATACCATCAGTCTCTATGTCACAACTAAAAGTCTGAGGCATCCGACCCTCCCATATCTGGATTGATTCCTTTCTCTAGCCTAGCTTTTTCTGGGTTAAAGTATGCCCATCCAGCTTCACCAGTCTGACCCGTTCTTCTTAACTTAGGTACCCTTATCCTTGTTGAGTTCTTTGTGTACTCATCCTCAGCCAGTTTATCCCTAGAAAATAATATATTTGTATGGCAGGCCTGTGGTATTGCTCCACTGCCTTTCACATCATACTCACTAATCTTGTGAGGATGAGAGCCATCATCTGGCTTTCTTGTATGCGTACTAAGTATGACTGCACATTTAGTCTCTTTGCATAGCTTAATAAATCTGTCCATAACCTCTTCGATATTCTCGTTGCTTAAGTTCTTGATTGCAGTATGCAATGGGTCCACCAATATAATACCACAGTTCAATCCCTTTACAAAGTATCTTATCTTAGAAAACATTTCATCAATATCAATACTACCACCACCATCATTATGTAGTTGTATCTTTGAGCCGAAGCCAATATCTATAGCAGACTCCATAATGACATCCACATTTAAATCTGTTGGCTTGACCAGTTGTAAATTCTCTGCAGTATGTACACTAACAACCTTTCTAATTGTCTCATCTATATTATCCTCTACCATGAAACATCCAATCCTTTCATTGGTTTTTGTGGCAAAGTGATAAATTAATTCATTAAGTATAGTAGTCTTACCAATACTAGTATGTGCCACAATAGATACTAACTCACCTTTAGCTATACCTCCACGCATCATCTCATTTAGATTGCCAAATGAATCTGGAAGTGGTACCAATTCTGTATTCTTATAATCCAGTAACGCCTCTCTCATCTCTTCGATAGTAGCTACACCACTGACTGTATATTCCTTAGCGTCATTCCACCACTCATCATAGAATGCTTTACTATCCCCATTGGCTAAGTAATCACTTGCATCCTTATGTTTGGCTAATGTTAATACCTTGCATTTGTTTGGACCGAGTATAGGTGCCACCTGCTTAGCTGAATCTCTGCCTGCCTCATCATCATCAAAGCATATGACCACAGTCTCAAAAGAATCTATCCACTCTAAATTATTTTTTATATTTGATACAGAATTAGCACCATTATTAATAGAGACAACAGGCCACCTGCTACCAAACATCTCATAGGCCGAGCAACAATCCAATTCACCCTCTACAATGGTGAGAAATTTTCCTCCTGCTTTAAATAAATTCTGACCAAATAACATATTAGTATTACTAGTATCACCCCATCCTCGGAATGCTTTATTCTCTACGGTCCTAGTCTTAATACCTACCATATCACCTCTTTGATTGTGATAAGGATAGTGGTGTTTAATAATATCACCCTTGCTATTCTTCTCACACTTCACCTTATACTTCTCTAAGGTCTCGGCCCTTAGCTTTCTATCTGGAAGAGAATAGTAATCCCCTCTGTAGTGTTTCATCCAGCTAGAATCTTTTATTTGTATTGGTTTGTTAGTATGCGTTACATGACCATGTGTGCCACAAGCATAACAATGAGTTTGGCCATCATCATAGACAGCAAGGTTATCACCTTTTGTGTCTTTTCCCATCTTTGCACAGTCTGGGCACTGCTCCTTTCGGATTAATTTATTATCCATTTTGCTCCCTTACTTTAAATTAAAAGGGCTACCATGATAGTAGCCCTAGACTTTATGACCAGTTAGAACTCGCTTTGGTCATACTCCTCCACACCCTCAGCCTTTTCATCCACTCGGATTCTCTCTAGGTATGTGTAAGCATCATAAGGTGCTTTACCTTTCTTGACTAGCATTGTAACCTTATCCCCAAATAAAGATACATGAGAGGCATCAACTTCCTCCTTTTCAGCATTATAAACCTTAGGCTGGCCAAAGTCTATCTTACGCTTAGAAGTAATCTGTGTCTTACCCTCATAGTCATTAGTCTTAAGACCGTTCTTCTCTGCTAGTTTCTTACCATCCTTATCTAAGGCAATTGTAAGTGTGTACTTACTCGTACCCATAAAGACATCCGGTGTAGTTAATTTATTGAAAACAACTTCACCCGTTAGTGGTAACATCTCACTCATATTTAACTCCTTTATAGTTAACATTCTGCCCAAAGGCTGGGCTACCTAGTAGTTAATACTACTAAAAGTGCATTAAGAAAAATGGAAGTAAAAACTTAACGCACTCTTAGTAATACTAAGAATCTATGTATGAATTACTAGTAGTATATATATACTTAACAACTTCATAGTAACCATACATAGATATATTGTACCAACTATTTTATGTTATGCAATTAAAATTGTGGGTCATGTTCTTGTCCTTTGTCAAAAAGTTCTTGGTAGTAATCTGCCCTAGCTTTGTAGAAGTTATAATCTTTTATATTTTCTTCAAAGTCTGCATCATATTGTAGATTTCTGTACTTCTTAAGCATTACTGCTACATCTACCAGCTCATGTTCCACTTCCCAATTTCTTCCAGTCATACTATTGATATCAGTCATTCTTATCCAGCCATTCTTTCATATCTTTCTCAAACTCTGGCGTAGTCATTACATGGTGGGCGTATGCCATAGCATTATTCCAACTATCCTCAAAGTCTGTGCCAAAGGCCAGTTCATCCTTATTTTCATAGGTGTAAGGTACACCATTTATATCTCTCTTAATCATTATCTCTACTCCTCACTTTTATTATCATATCTTGTAGTTTTTGAGATTGTTTATCGTCTTCCCACTGGGTATTTATATTTAATAGGAAGTCTTCAAACTCATCTACAATCTCGCTTAAAGCGTCATTTTCTTTTTTTAAGGTCCTGTTAATCCTTAGGGCCTCATCATTGAAATGTTTATTATTATTTGGATTTGGCATAATCCTCCTTTATTTTCTTAAGTGTTTCTTCTGGTATAGACTCTTGTCCCATTAACATTTGTAATGTTATACCATATTCCATGAAAAACTCAATATCTGAGCCATCATAAACATTCATTCCTATTTCTCTAAGTGTTTGCATTGCATCCATCATTTTCCTCCATTCAATCGTTTATCCATCAAATCCCACTCAACATCCTCTCGACTGGGCTGACCTGTTGACAGGGCCTTATCAACTGTCTCTTTTAAATCAACTTCAAGGACCCTAAGTTGTTCTATTTTATCAGTTATTTCTTTATGCAGGGCTTTCTTTACTTTATTTTTTCTTATAATATCCTGCTCAAGTTTACCTAACCATCCAAATCCATTCATTTTTCTACCTCCATATTTAGTATATTATTATTTTTACGCCACTCTTGACGCATTTTTTCACGATAGGCTAGCAAAGACCTAACATCCTTTTTAGTCATCACAAGCCCATTTCTATCATGTGGAGGGCCAGCAAGAGTGTGTAACATGCCATCCATCCAACTAGCTTTCAATTGTATCCCTGCAACAACCTCATCTGGCTCATTTTCCCATTCCTTTGTTGAAGTCTGCAGTTGCCTACCTCCATGCCCCATCTCGGCCCATATGTAATCTGGTTGGGCAGAACGCTGGAGCCTGCTATAAGCACCTACATAGCTAAGCCCAGTTGCCTCCATAATTCTAGCAATAGTAACAATAGACCTATCAGCTAAAACATATTCCTTATGTAAATTCTTAGGCATTATTATCCTCAACATGTTTAGTTACAAGTTTAACTGCTGGTGAGATAACTTCTACACTTTCCCAGCCTACGGTGTATCCATATTTCATTGCATACTCTCTAGCATCCATTTCATCATAGAATCGACCCATTTTACTACCAAAACCATCAGTAGCAAACCACATAATATTTTCTTTAATCATTTTTTACCTCCTTACCATTTGAAATTAGTGTCACACCATCCTTTGTATGGAAATCAATTTTACCCCCATATCCATAATGAATGTGCTCATCATGTAACTTAAGTTCCCAATTATGATTGGCAAGAGACTCTATCAAGTCTTTTATTTGGTCAATCCTCTCTTGGGTACCATTAATATCACGCCAGTTAGACATCCCACTTAATTGTGCGTTGTCAATCCACCTTTTAGCATATTCTTTTCTGGTAAGTTGAATATCCTTACCGGTCCAGTTCTCAAAAGTTTGTGTTGTTATATTATCTATAGTTTTCATTGTGTCTTTTGCAAATTTACTCATTATCTAACCTCCTTAATAAAATATTATTTTCTATATCACTTGTATTCACATGCCCAATTTCTTTCAGTTTAACTAATATTTGTCTCATAGTCTCATCTGATTGAGAGGGTACACAATATAATTTATATACTAAATCAATCACTGGTCTGTATTTAGCATAGACCCTTTCTTCTGCATTTTCAATTGCTTTTGTTATAGTATCATTCATCGGAGTCATCCTCCTCAATTTGTACAATTTCAGCCCACTCACCACAATGTGAGCAAAGCCCTATCCCATCTGTATTGGGAGTATATACTGGGGAATCACAGCAATTGCTCCATCCCTCTATTACTAAGTTTTCTGTAAACATTTTTCTAAACGACATTTTTACCTCCTTGGTATTATTATTTAATTTCTGGTAAGAATTTTAGCATGAATCTATAAATCTTGTCAACCCCTAAAATGGAAATAAATTGAAAATAAATGGGAAATCCTGGCCCAGCTTGGATAACTGGGCTCGAAATCTTCGATTCTAGGGACTTTTATTGGTTGGGTAATACCTAGGCCTTGGGTAAAATGGCCTCTATGTGATAATTACTAACCTGCTGGCCTGTAGTCAATTTCTTATTGGCTATGTTTCCTGCTACATAATGGCACCAACTATCCCACCAGTAAGCGGTCCCTTTTTGTTGGGTCTGGGATACATAGGCTCTAATCTTTCGCATTTTGGACTCATGCTTTAAGGTTTTAGGTAATGATACTTGCGATTGTTTCCAGCCTAGGCGTTTGAGGTTATGACTATCAATACAGGAAACATCAAAACCTAGTAGCTGTAATACAAATGCAGATTTAACCATTCCAAGGTTTGGCGTATCGTAAACATAAAGCAGGGCTTTTGAGATGTTTTCTACATCATCAAGGCCTTGGCTTACATATTGAGTTAATCTCTCAAATATGGCCTGTTTATGAGCCTCTACATACTCAAAGCCTGCACGCTTTAAGCCATAATTTAAATGCCTACATTCTGGGCCCTGCTGGTCTACCTCAAACATTTTATCTGCTAGGCCTTGAGTTGGTTGCTGGATTGATAGCAATACAAAAGTAAAACCCCTTACCATATTGTCTGGGCTGGCCAGCAAAAAATCTGCGATTATTTTATTGTCTTTTTTATACATATTTTATCCTGTAGTTTTGTTACCTAAAAAGCCCCAATTAAGGGGCTTAGTAGGGCTGGCCTAGGGCCTAGTAAATATTACCGCTCCTTTGTAGGTATTCCTCCTCTCTTTGCTCAATTCTTCCATGATTTCTATGCCTCAAAAGAGAGTCCCAATTATCCATTGCCTTTTCATGGGTTTTTCTATTGTAGGCGGTAGCTGTTGAGAATGTCATAAGCTCCCCAGTTTCTGTATCAGCAGAACCTAAAAGCTCCAGCACATCTGCAAGGGTCTTGGCTTTGTAAGGGTAAGAATACATATGCCCAGTATAAAGGAATTCCCAGCATTCACCATTTGGAGCGTCAATATAGCCGAATTCGGTTTCCATTTCGCAGGTCTCATGCTCATCATTAAAGCCTAATTCACCAATGACCCAATACTCATCAAATTTCATGATTCCGTAGGCCCAGCCCTCATTAGTTTTGTAGTAGTATGTTGTGGGCTTGTGCCAGCTACCAGTCCTATAATCAACCTTGACTAGAACCTCGCTTGGTCCCTCGCCATTTTCAATTATCTTTTCTTCATAATACTTTCCAGCAAAGATTACTTGATTCCAACCGCCTATATTTTTAAGTGTTATATTTTCCATTTTATATCCTTATATGTCGCTTGGCTCTTGAGGGGGCCAAACTTGCCCTTTTGGTACCTAAAAAGCCCCTTGGTAGGGGCTTGGTAGGATAAGCAGGTTTAAGGCTTAATTTGGGTATAGGTTACGCTCCCAGCTATGCTCACCGTATAGTATGCCATCAGCTAGGTCATCTAGTATTTCACTAATACTATCATCAGTAAAGCCACCACATGACATCTCATCATATTCATCATGCTCTTCTTGCTCAACTATATTGAATGATAGTTTGGGCCTGTAGTCCTCGGTCATATACACATTTACAAGGCATGTAAGTTTATCTCTAACTGGCATATTCCTCTCGTTTGACCTAAGGGCTATATAAGCCACTTTAAATGGCTTGGCAGGCTTGGTATCCATTAACTTATTTAATACCGTAGGTTGTAATAAATGGTCATGTGTATGGTCCTCAAATGACATCATATCTAATGTTACTATTGTATCGTTTATCATTGTTTTCATTTTATTTCCTTATGTTATTAATCTAAATATCCGAATGCATTCTGGACCCATTCTTTACGGTCAATCTTGAACTGGGCTTTAATTTCTGCTAATGCTTTGGCCTCATTGCCATCAACTATAAGTGCGGAATAGTTCTGCTCTTCATAGTGTTTGGCCTCATTGAACTTAGCGTATGGTATCAGTCTTAGATTGTCACCATCATTATTCTCAATGCTTATATACTCTAGGTATTGTCTTGTATCTGTCTTCATTTTGTGTGCCTCCTTGGCAAGTGCTGGTCAATTCCAGTACCCGTAGTATGACAGCATAAATTTGATATGTCAACAACTTTGGATAATAAAACTTTGAGAGGCTGGGATATTATGTCAAGGAATATAAGAAAACCATGAATCCATCCCAACTAGAAAAACTATCCATCCCATCCCAGCTACTGGCACAGATTTCCATCCTATCTGGTCCAGACTACGCCATCCATCCCAGAGAGTCCATCCTATCCCATAATCCATGTATATGCGTGGGCGGAAAGCATGGAAAGTGCGAGGGGTACCCACCCTTCTGAGAAAATTTCTCCATCGGGCAAAGGGACCTCCATGTAAAATTCTTATTTTTTCAATGTAGTACCTTGCATAACCAACTATTTTCGGCACTATGCAGAATTACTTAGTTATTATCTGGTATAATAATACCTAGAATGAGCCCTAAAGAATAATACTAATAGTATATATATACTGGTAAGAGAAAACTTTGTAAGAATTCTAGGAATGAAGGGATAACTAATTTAAATTTATGGTATAATAATAGTATATGGCAAATAAAGGTGAAATCTCTATAGACTCAGAAGACGAGATAAGAGAAATAGAGAAAGAATTAGAGGAAGAGTTGAGATATGCAGTAGCATCTGCAAAGGGTGTAGTCCCAGCTGATGCTGTAATTAAGATTGAGCGTAAGAAAGGTAGACCAACTGGTGGACTTAGTGCAGAATCTAAGAAAGCTGGTGGTAAAAAGTCTAGAATTAAGCGTGGACAAACTTATAAACCTACAGATGATGACTATTCTAAGGTAGAAGAGATGGTTACTATAGGATTAGACCAGCATACTATTTCTAAGGTTATGGGTATTAGTAATGCTACTCTAACTAAATATTATTCTCATAATTTACTAGTAGGTAAAGAGAAGCGTACCGCAAGAGTTGCCGGTGTTGCTTACGAGATGGCGGTCAGTGGGGAATCTCCTAGCATGACTACCTTTTGGTTAAAGACACAGGCCGGATGGTCTCCGAAACACCATGTTGTTGTAGAAGATAGACAGTTTGATATACAGTGGGCCAACGATGAGGCTGATATTGCAGACGCTAACCAAATGTTAAGGAATAAAGATAGTAAGGTACACTAAACTTTATGCAAGAGGAGAGAAAACCTATAGTAATACCCTATACACCTAGGGAATTACAAAGACATTTACACACAACTTTAGATAGATTTAATGTTGTAGTATGTCATAGAAGGTTTGGCAAAACTGTATTTGCTATTAATCAGTTAATAAAAAGTTCTGTAGAAGATATACAAGCTGGTAAGAGACAACCTAGATATGCATACATAGCACCACTATTTAAGCAAGCTAAGACAGTTGCTTGGGATGAATTAAAAAGGCTATGTGCTGTATTTCCTGATATTAAGTTTAATGAGGCAGAACTAAGAGCCGACTTTATGGGAGCTAGGATACAGCTCTACGGGGCAGACAATTACGACACTCTAAGGGGAATTTATTTAGATGGGGTCGTGCTTGATGAGTACGCTCAGATGAACCCTAAGATGTTCTCTGAAGTTATAAGGCCAGCACTATCAGATAGGAAAGGGTATGCCATATTTATTGGTACACCTAAAGGGAAAAACGAATTTTATGATTTATACCACTCTGCCCCAGAGAAGAAGGGATGGGCCAGATTCTTATACAAGGCGAGTGAAACAGGGATACTAGATGATGAAGAGCTTGAACTTGCGAAACAGGATATGGCAGAGACTGAATTTGAACAAGAATACGAGTGTTCTTGGTCTGCTGCACTTAGAGGTGCGTATTATGCTAAAGAGATTGAAACTGCTTATGAAGAAGACCGAGTGGGGAAAGTCCCTTATGACCCGGCTAAACAAGTAGTAACAGCATGGGACTTAGGAGTAAGTGACGCAACCTCAATTTGGTTCTGTCAATTTATAGGAAAAGCAGTACATGTTATAGACTATTATGAAAACTCCAATGAAGGACTACCTCATTATATAGAGGTACTCAATAGAAAGGGTTATCATTATGGTGCACACATAGCACCACACGATATAGTAGTTAGAGAATTTTCTACTGGTAAGTCAAGACGAGACCTAGCATTTGACTTAGGCATAGACTTTCAAGTAGCACCAAAGTTAAAAGTAATGGATGGTATTGATACAACTAGAACCTACCTTAATAAGTGTTGGTTCGATGCAGAAAACACTAAGAAGGGATTAGAAGCATTACTACAGTATAGAAGTAGTTATGATGACAAGAAAAAGATATGGTCACAAAGACCAGTTCATGATTGGACATCACACGCTAGCGATGCATTTAGGTACTTGTGTGTAACAGATGTTGTATTCACAGGTAACGATAGTGTCTGGGGAAAGGAACTCCCTAAGACTGATTTAAGTTGGATAGTATAGGAGAAGATATGAATCCGAAATGGTTAGAAAATAAAATATTAGAAATGGCACAGGACATTAAAGACCTTAAACATATTATGAAAGCAGTCAGTATGTCCACGCCACCACCTAAAGAAACAAAATACCCTATTAATAAAGGTAAATAATTTATGGCTAAAATGACAAAGAGGGAGCTATCTGCTCACTTAGAGCAAGAGATTAGTTCTGCTTTAGGGTATAAAGATGGTAAACTTACTACACAACGCTCAGATGCATTAGACCGTTATTACGGTAAGAAGTATGGTAATGAGCAAGAAGGTCGTTCTCAAATTGTCACAAGAGATGTAGCAGATGTAATCGAATGGATTATGCCTAGCCTTATGAAGATATTTACTTCTGGGGACAAGGTAGTACAGTTTGAACCACAGGGACCTGAAGATGTCAAAATGGCAAAGCAGTCTACAGATTATGTAAACCATGTCATAATGAGACAGAACCCGGGATTTTCTATTATATATCAATGGTTTAAGGATGCACTGCTACAAAAGAACGGTATAGTTAAACACTACTGGGATGATACAAGTGAGACATTAAGAGAAGAGTATAAGAACTTAACAGAAGAAGAGTTTACCGCCCTCTTAATGGAAGACAATGTTGAGGTATTAGAGCACACACAAAATGGCGGAGAAGAAGATGATGCACTTATTTCTTTACAGCCACAACAAATAACACACGATGCTGTAGTACGCAGAACATATGATGATGGTCAGGTTAGAATAGAAGCTGTACCACCAGAAGAATTTTTAATAAACAAATATGCTAAGACAATAGAGGATGCTCGTTTTGTAGGACACAGGGTAAAAAGAACTAAGTCCGAATTAATACAACAAGGCTACCCTAAGAGTAAAATAGAGAATGTATTTAGTAATGATGAAGCTGACTATAAAGCTGAAAGATTATCTAGATTCTCACACGAACAAGACAATTCACCAGAGGGTGACATTGATGATGGAATTTGGGTTACAGAATGTTACATGCGTGTTGATTTTGACAACGATGGCATTGCTGAACTAAGAAAAGTAACGAAGGTTGGAGATGAACTGTTAGATAATGAGGCCGTGGATAGTGTTCCCTTCTCCTCCCTTACACCTATACCAATGCCTCATAAGTTTTACGGTCTGAGTATTTATGACTTAATCTCCGACCTTCAACTCATTAAGACTACACTAATGCGTAACTTGTTAGACAACATGTACCTAACAAATAATGGGCGATACGAGGTAGTGGAAGGTCAAGCAAATTTAGATGACCTAATGACTTCTAGACCGGGTGGTATTGTAAGAGTACGCACACCGGGTGCTGTTAACCCTCTGGGAACACCACAACTAGACCAGAACTCTTTTAATATGCTAGGATACCTAGACAGTATTAGAGAAGAGCGAACTGGCGTTAGTAAGAATTCAATGGGTCTATCTGAAGGTGGGTTAAAATCTCACCAAACTGCTACAGGCGTAGGTCAAGTAATGACCGCAGCACAGCAGAAAATAGAATTAATAGCTAGAATATTTGCTGAAACAGGAATGAAAGACCTAGCACAGTCTGTATATATGTTAGTACAGAAATTTGAAAAACCAGAAAAACTTGTAAGATTAAACAACGAATGGACTACCTTATACCCACATGAATGGAAAACTAAGATGGACTGTACTGCACAAGTTGGTTTAGGTTTTGGAAATAAAGATATGAACCTTATGCACTTAGGTAGATTGTCGCAAACAATACAAATGATTGCACAACACCCAGCAGCAGGTATGCTACTTAAACCTAAAAATGTATACAACTTAGTAGCCGAACAAATAAAAGCTATGGGCATGAAGAATGTAGATGATTTTATTACAGACCCGGGAGACCAAGATGTACAACAGCAGCAAGGTCCAAGCCCAGAAGAACAAGCCAAGCAAGCAGAAGCTCAGTTAAAACAACAAGAGCTGCAAATTAAGATGCAAAAGATACAACAAGAGTCTGCACTTAAGCAGCAAGAAATGCAAATTGATGCTCAAATAGCACAACAAGATTTAGAGCTTAAACAACAAGAAGCTAGTGTTGATATGCAAATTAAAGCACAAGAGTTAGAGATTAAGAAAGCAGAACTTGCACTTAAACAACAAGAACTTGAATTAGAAAGAGAACAGGAACGAGCAGTTAAAATAGGGAACTGATTATGGAAAAGGGAGAAGAGATAGCAAGGGCAGACCAAGCTAAACAAATTTTAGAACATCCTCTATATGTAGAGGCTCTAGCCACAGTAAGAGAAGCGTTAATTGACCATCTCTTAAATACCAGAGTAGCCGAGGAAGTGGAAAGAGACAGATTGTATATAACAATCAAAGCATTAGACTTAGTGCATCAGCACATACAGTCAGTGCTTGAAACAGGCACACTTGCTGAGAAGGAGCAAGAATTTTTTAATTAAGCGTGAGGAGTAACCAATGGATTCTGCAGAGAACACCCAAGAAGTTGTAAATAATAATAGAGCAGATGCAGGTACAACTGCTGAAGCAAGTAATAAAATCCTTAGTATGTGGGACTCAGAAGAGCAAACCGCAAGCGAGGTAGCCGATACCCCTGTTGACGAGGAAGTGGTAGAGGAAACACAGGAAGCTGAAGAGGTAGAAGAAGAAGCCCCAGAATCGGAAGAGGAAGGACAAGCTGAAGAAGAAACCGAAGAAGAGGTAGAAGAAGAAGAGTTTGAAGTAGTAGCGGAAGAAGACTTAAAATATACTATTAAAGTAGATGGAGAGGAATTAGAAGTTGGTATTGATGAGCTTAAGAACGGATACCAAAGGCAGGCTGACTATACTCGTAAGTCTCAGGCACTAGCTGAGCAGCGTAAGGAGACAGAAGCAATTCAGTCCGAGCGTATGCAACTAGAGCAAGAGAGGCAAATGTACGCAAATGGTTTACAGATGTTGCAAGAGCAACAATCGGCCAAGCTAAACGAGTTTAATAGTGTAGACTGGGAGTCTTTAAAAACAGAAGACCCTTATGCTTACATGATAAAGAAAGAAGAGTTTAGGGATGCACAAGAAAAAGTGCAAGGCGTAGCACAGCAACAACAGTATGTTCAACAAGAACAAATGCAGCAGCAACAAGCTGCTAAAGCAGAGTTTGTAAGAACAGAATATGCTAGGCTCGTTGAGGCTTTACCAGAGTGGGAAAATAAAGAATCTACTATTAAAAAAGATATTAGAGACTATGCTTCTACTGTAGGTTTTCGACCAGAAGAGATTGACCAGTTAGCAGACCATCGTAGTGTTTTAGTAATTCAAAAAGCTATGGAATATGATAAGCTAACAAAGAAGGTAGCTCCAAAGAAGAAAGCGGTAAAGAAAGTACCCAAAGTTCAGAAGTCCGGAAGAGGAAACTCAAAAGAAGATGCAGCCACTGAAGCTATTAAGAAAAAGCGTACAAGGTTACAGAAGTCAGGCAAACAACAAGATGCTGCTTCTGTCTTTTATGATATGCTTTAAGGAGATAGGTAATGCCTACACAATTTAAGACATACGATGCAAATGCAATCCGTGAGGATTTGTCAGATGTCATCTATGATATTTCACCAACGGATACTCCGTTCCTCTCTAGTATTACTGGTAAAGGTTCAGTATCTAACACTCTATTTGAGTGGCAAACAGAAGCACTTGCTGCTGCTGTAATTAATAACTACCATGTTGAAGGAGCTGCTGCTGGTACAGCTGCAACTACTGATACAACTCGTGTATCTAACCAAACACAAATTTCTAAGAAAGTTGTTGAGGTTACTGGTACTCACGAGACTGTAAACAACGCTGGTAAAAAGTCAGAACTGGCTCACCAATTAGCAAAGGCTTCTAAAGAGCTTAAGCGTGATATGGAAGGTTCACTACTAGCTGACAATGCTGCTGCTGCGGGTAACGCAACAACTGCTCGTGAAACTCGTGGTGCTGCTAACTGGATTACAACTAATGTTGTAGATGCTGGTACTACTAGTACACACGCTGCTATGACTGAAGCTGATGTTCTTTTGGCTGCTGAAAAAGTATGGACACAAGGCGGTGAAGCGTCTACAATCCTACTTGGTGCAACTAACAAGAAGTTAATCACAGCTATGTCAGGTCGTGCTGATGCGGTTCGCTCAGTAGCAGATAACAATATGACTATTCAAAACTCAGTTGATGTATATGTATCAGACTTTGGTACTTACAACATTGTTATGGATAGATTCTGTGACCAAGACATCGTTTACTTCCTAGACCACGACATGTGGTCAGTTGACTACTTGCGTGATTTCCAAACTTTGGATATTGCAAGAGAAGGTGACTCAGAGAAGAAAATGCTTCTGGTTGAGTATGGTCTAAGATGTGGCAACGAAGCTGCCAACGCTAAGATTAGATACACTACAGGTTAATATAACCGACTACCACCCTAGGCAACTAGGGTGGTTTACATTATGGCAATTGATACAAAAATAATAGCAAATTTAGATGGAAGCCTTACAGTAGCTAGTCAGCAAAATGACAAGGTAGTTAAAAAACTAGCCGAGCTAAACACAAAAGATAAGTTCCATAACAGAAGTACACAATACAAAGGTGATTCAGTAATGTCTCACAAAGTAGCAAGCATACCACTTATTGTGGTAGAACAAATGATGCGAGAAGGCATATGGGGAAACCAAGAAAGAATGAAGGTTTGGATGAACGACCCAGCTAACGCTATGTGGAGAACTACTAAAGGAAAAGTATAATGGCATTAAGTACATTTACAGAATTAAAAGATGCAGTAGCAGACTGGTTAGACAGGTCAGACCTGACCACAAGAATACCAGACTTTATTGCACTAGCAGAAGCTAGAATTAATAGGGAGATACGCATACGCCCTATGGAAGTAAGAAGTACAATGACCACTACAGCAGGCAATCAATATTTTAATCTGCCGGGTGGTTACATACAAATGCGTAACATACAACTAAATACAAATCCTACTACACCTCTCGAGTATATTACACCAGAGATGTTAGATAGGTTATATGGTAGCAGTACAACAGGTAAGCCAAGAGCCTATACGCTTATTGGAGACGAGATTCAATTAGCACCTATACCTGATTCAGCCTACACATTAGAAATGGCTTTCTATGAGAAATTTACAGCATTGGGTGATGGTACATCAGGTACAGTCACAAGCAACTGGTTAACTAAGAATGCACCAGACATATTATTATATGGTGCTCTTATGGAAGCAGAGCCTTTTATTAAGAATGATGAAAGAGTAGCAGTGTGGCTAAATGGCTATGGTAATGCTATAGACAAACTACAAAAAGCAGACCAAAGAGATAGACACTCTGGCTCTGCAATGAGAGTAAGAAACATTTACTCTGGAGTTGAAGGCTAATGGCATCTAGCACTTGGTCAGCAGACTCATCAACTTGGTCAGGTAATTCCTACATATGGGATAACAGTACATACCAAGTAACAGCCACTATGACCCAGACTATATTGTCAAAGTCATTACTAGAAGATACTGTATTCCCTAGAGGAGTAACGATAGGTGGTAGTTACGGAATGTCTGGTACAACAGCACATGTTATGCCAGCATCTATTTCACTAGCAAACTCTGGTGATGTAGCAAACAGTCAGACAGCACAGATTCCAGTTAGTGGAACTCTGGCAGGAACAAGTAACATAAAGAATAATGTAAACTTTCCAGAAAGTGGAACAATGGGTATGACTAGTTCTGCCTCTAGTGACAACACATTCTTATGGAACGATGTAGAGGAAGATACGGACACACTTTGGACAAAGATAAGTGACCCAGATGAATAACACAACAGGAGTATACAATGACATTAGATAATGTAAACATAGGGCTGGCTAACTTTTGGAAAGTTACTTGTCTTGATAAAGATGGCAACATCAAATGGGAAGAGAATAAAAAGAACCTAATTACTACAGTAGGGTTAAACCATATTCTAGATACACAATTTCACGCAAGTACACAAGTTACTACTTGGTACATAGGACTAAAAGGAGCTGGTACTCCAGTAGCAGCAGACACGATGGCATCACACTCAAGCTGGGCAGAACTTGCTGGCTATGCTGGTAACAGAAAAGAATGGACAGAAGGTGCAGCATCAAGTGGTAGTATGACTAACAGTTCTAGCGTAGACTTTACAATTAACGCAACAGCAACAGTAGCTGGTGCTTTTCTAAACACAGCAGCAACAGGAACAGCAGGTACACTATACGGTGTAGTTGACTTTAGTTCTTCAAGAGCAGTAATCTCTGGTGACACACTACAGGTAACGGTAACAGTAACAGCTGCTTCAGCATAAAGGAGTAGAGAATGGCTTTAGAGGATTTAACAGGTACTAAGTACATAGATGACCTCGTATCGACTAACCCAGCAGCGGGCGATAATGTCTCTGAGGGTGATGACCATATACGAGGAATCAAGAATGTACTAAAAACTACATTCCCTAATATTGATGGTGCGGTTACACCAACAGATACTGAGATTAATTATGTAGGTGGTGTTACCTCTGCTATTCAAACTCAGATAAATACTAAGGCAGCAACTACTGCGGTAGTAACTAAGACATCAGCCACAGGGTCAGGTGCTTTGCCAGCAGGTACAACAGGTCAGCGAGATGGCTCACCTTCTGCTGGTTTCATTAGGTTTAACACAACAGATACCAGTGCTGAGATTTATGATGGTTCAGCTTGGACTCCAGTAGGCGGTGGTAACACTACAGACAAAGGTCTATACGAACACGCACACACCATAGCAGCTAACTATAGCATAACAAGTGGCAACAACGCTATGACTGCTGGGCCTATTACAATTAACTCAGGGGTATCAGTCACAGTACCTACTGGTTCAACTTGGGTGATAGCATAATGAGCAAAAGTTAAAATACAAGGTAACGCTTCAGGAACAGGGGTACTAACTGTAACTGCTCCGAATACGAGTACAGACAGAACGATAACATTACCTGACACAACAGGTACTTTGTTAGATGAGAACTCTAGCGTACCAGCAGCTAACTTAACAGGCACAGTTGCAGATGCTAGGATTTCAGCTCTAACAGCTTCTAAATTAACTGGAGCTTTACCAGCGATTAGTGGTGCTAGTTTAACAGCTATTCCAGCAGCAAATCTTACAGGTTCTTTGCCTGCGGGTATGGGTGGAAAAATATTGAGTTATGCTGGTGGACAAATTCAAATGACTAGTAATATAGCTCATTCAGGTTCTTGCACAAAAACAGCTACTGGAGTTACTTTTTCTATAACTTCAACCGTAACAAATTCAAATTTTATAATTGACGCTTCAGGATGGACTCCACACATTAATACTGCTCCTTCAGGAGGTAATACTGGTGCTGGTCATTGGTTATATAGAAAAGTAAATAGTGGGAGTTATTCTAGTGCTACTACTCATCCTGTATATAGCCGTTATATAAATGGTAACGCAGCTTACAATTGGGATGAAGATACAGGTCATTGCCACGTTTATGATAGTGCTTTAACACATACTGCTGGAGATACAATAACCTATCAATTTTATGTTGAAGCATATAATTGTGGTGATACGGGATATTTTAATCACTTAGGTGGTGGCAGCTCAGGCACTGAGTCCCTAACACTGAATTGGACAATTTTAGAAGTTAACTAGGACATACTTATGATTACAACAATAGATGCAATAAAATCATTAGCACCCAACGCATTATGGACTTTACCATTTGATAAAGTATTAATATGGAAGTCCGATGATATTGTACAACCTACTCAAGCAGAAATAGATGCTGAAGTAATTAGACTTCAAGCAGTCTACGACTCACAAGAATACGCAAGAAAACGCAAAGTTAAATACGATGAGTTAAATCAATTTGAATTAATCAGCGATGATTCTATTAATGGCACGACTACACACAAGGATGCCATAGTAGCGATTAAAGCTGAGTTTCCAAAACCATAGGAGTAACGAATGGCAATAGTAATTAATGGTTCAGGCACAGTAACAGGACTATCTGTTGGTGGATTGCCTGATGGAACAGTCGATGCTGGAACACTAGCAAGTAATGCAGTTACAGAAGCTAAGATAGCATCAAGTGCTGTAGTAACTGCAAAACTAAACGATGATGCTGTGACAAATGCTAAGATGGCTAACGATGCTATTACAGAACACGAGTTAGCTGGAAGTGCTGTAGTAACCGCAGCTATAAACGATGATGCAATTACAGCAGCTAAACTAGCTAGTGGAGTTGGCGGTAAAATATTACAAGTAGTTACAGGAGAACTAACATCTCACGTTCAAATGGCAACTACATCTTGGCAAAATACAGGATTAACAGCAAATATTACACCATCTGCTACATCAAGTAAGATTCTTATAACAGTTTCTTTTGGTAAAGCACAAACAACTCAATCTAATGGAGACCATACTTATTCAATGAGATTATTAAGACAGGTAGGTGGCACAAATTATGACTCTGATTTAAATGGTGTTGCAGATGGTAGTAGGTCAAGAGCGTTGTTTTCACAAGGCGGACATTCATATAACGCAAGTCACTCTATGGGCGGTTTTAGTATAACAGGAGTGGATTCTCCTAACACAACTTCAGAAATTACATACTATGCACAAGCTTGGCCACAGTCTGGAAGTTATCCACTTATTCTTAATGGTGTAAGTAATAATACTAATGATGCTAATACTTATCACTCAAGGACAAAAGCAATTCTAACAATGATGGAGATAGCGGGATGATAATAGGAAAAGGTGAAGCCATACTATCTTTAAAGCCAAACGCTGAATGGATAATTCGTGGAGATACATTGGAATGGATAGATACTGAACAAACAGAACCAACTACATCAGAAATAGATGCTGAAGTAATTAGACTTCAAGCAGCCTACGATGCTAAAGCCTACGCTAGAAATAGAGCAGCAGAATACCCATCAATAGCAGACCAACTAGATGACATATACCACAACGGTATTGATGCTTGGAAAGCTACTATTAAGACAACCAAAGACAAATATCCGAAGGAGTAACGAATGTCAACAATTCAAAGCTCAAGTGACAGAACACCTTAACACTAAACGCTGATGGTTCTTCTAAGGATATAAAGTTCCAAGCCAACGGAGTAGAGAAAGCGAGTATCAGTTCTAGCTGGTGCGTTTACTTCTACTACGATTGATGCGACCAAATTGACAGGAGCGTTACCAGCCATATCGGGTGCTGCTTTAACAGGAGTTGGAGTCGCTGGTATTACATCAACTGCTGATGCAACTGCTATAACAATTGATAGCTAGTGAGAATGTAGGTATTGGAACTACAAGCCCTTCTTCTCCATTACATCTTTCAGCAGTTAAAAATGATGGATGGGTTGCACAATTATTAAATACAGGCACAGGTTCAGATGCCAATGGAGTATTAATTAAAGCTGGTGTTGATGATGCAGACCTTATTCTACGATTACAACAAGCAGATGGTGGTGCTATATTAGATATAAAACACGATGGCAGAGGCTTGTCACAGTTTACTGCAAAGGCTTGGGCAAGATTTGAGAACAGTACATTACACGATTCACATAATTGCAGTAGTGTAAGTCAAAGCGGTAATACAGGTTACTATGCTATAACTTTTACAAATGCTATGGCTAATGCAAACTATGCTGTAGCAGGTATGGCTCACGCAGATAGAATGCTATCTTATCATTCACAACCCACTGCTTCACAAAAGCTTTATATGTGGAGCTATAATTCAGCTGGCAATGCTGAAAATGGTGATTATCAATCAGTTAGTAGTTTTTGGAGATTAATATGAAAATAATATTTCATCACGCTGAATCAAACACTCTTGGAGAAATGAGTCCAGCTCCTCAGTTTTTAGCAACACTTGACTGGTACTGAAGAAGAAAAAATGATTCATCTTGCTAATAAAGATTTACCTACTGGAACTAAGTATGAAATTGTTGCTGACGATTATTTACCTTCAGACAGAACATTCAGAATTGCTTGGGAATATGTAGCTGGTTCTGACGAAAAGACTTCAGCAGATTTAAGTGCTGAAGATTTAGCTAAATACAATATGAAGGAGAATCTGATAATGCCAATGCAAATTAACATAGATAAAGCAAAGGCTGCTACTAAAGACAGACTTAGAGCATGAGAGAAAACCTGTGTTAGAGGCACAAGACATTCTTTTTATGAAGGCACAGGAAGCTGGCTCAGATCAACTTCAGCTATTGTGACAGAGAAGCAAAGGCTCAGAGATATTACAAAGCAAGTAGATAGTATGACTACGACTGATGAATTAAAGGCAGCTAAAGTAGAAGCCTAATGTCTGACAGACTGCGTAACAATTTGTAATAGCTGGGTTTGTAGTTGTGTTCGCTTTCTGGATAGCATATTGTTCTCAGTTAATGGCTGCTGACCCTATCGTAACAAACAGTACAAGCAATAGCACAGTTACTACAAGTACAGATGCTAAGAGTACAATAAGGACAAACCCACCTAGTGCAATTAGTCCGAGCATTAACGCAAGTAATAGTGACTTATGTATGGTAGGAGTTAGTG